GTTTCATAGCCTGACATTAGATTAGCGGCGTCATCAACTGCACTTGGTCTTTTCCACGAATCAGGACTCATAATGATAATCCTTTTAATGTTTTATCGTCAACGTCTTGTTTAACTCCACCAACAACATAAGAACTTATCTCAGTTTCTTGTGGAGCAACTTGTACATTTCCGCCTGATATCCATTTTTCCGTCCATGGTAATGGATTCATTTGTGGAACCGTATAAGGACAAGGTAAACCCAATGCTCTCATTCGTTTACAGCCTATCCATTCTACATAGTTTTCTAAGATTGATTCATTTAATCCAATCATTGAACCATCTTTAAATAAAAATCTAGCCCAAGCTTTTTCTTGTTCAATAACATCTACAAATAGTTTTATTATTGTATCTTCATTTTGCTTAGCTATCTTTTGATAATCTTTATCTTCTTTAATCATATTTTTTAACATGACTGTTGTAGAAGCTAAATGTGTATTCTCATCTCTTGCAATAAATTTAATTATTTTAGCATTGCCTTCCATTTTTTTAAGCTCAGCGAATGCCCAACTGCAGGCGAAGGATACATAAAAACGTATTCCTTCTAGAGCATTCGCTGAAAGCATCGCCATATATAAAGACCTTTTATGCTGCATTCTATTAGTTGCTGTATTATTGTCATGAATTAAGTCATCATAATACTTTGCAATATCATTGCTACAATCAAGTATTTCTTTTATATCTAGCATCTCATCAAATACTTCAGATGGATTAGGATATACGTTTCTAATTATATGCGTGTACGACCTGGAATGAATTGTTTCAAAAAACGACCAAGTCTCAATCCAATTCTCAATTTCGGGTAACGAAGCAATAGGAAGGAAAGCAAGGTTCGGGGCCCGACCTTGTACAGAGTCCAGTAATATTTGACGTTTGAGGTTCGATGTGAAGATATGTTTTTCATGTTCGGTAAGTTCTCCAAAGTCTTTTTTGTCTTTTGACACATCAACTTCTTCTGGTCTCCAGAAAAAGCCTAGTTGTTTATCGGTTATTTTTTCGATTTGAGGATATTTAACTTGGTCATATCTTGCAATATCAACACCCTCATCTAAAAACATGTTTTTTTCTAAATGTGATTTTTTATTTTTTTGTAGTATTGCCACTTTCAAATTCCTTTAATTTTTTAAGTTCTCTATTTACTATTTTTTCTAAGTCTTCTACGTCTGGAAGCATATCCCAGTCTTCAGATTGTGCAGGCGTCGCAGTCTTCTTCTTCGATGTTTGTTGTTCCTGTGTCATAAGTATGATGTTCATCCTCCTTCATTTCTCCTGCACCATCATATGTATTGAAATAGTACAATTGTTTTAAACCAAGTTTATATGCTGTAAATAAATCTTGTATCATTACAGACATGGGAATCTTATTATCCTCGTAATTTTCGGGATTATAAGATGTGTTAACTGATATTCCTTGGTCGATATATTTTTGTAATATACCACAAATACTTAAGTATCCTTCAGGAGATTGTTGTTCCCAAAGTAAATCGTATTTGTTTTTAAGATGATGATAGGCTGGTACGACCTGTGCCATTACACCGTCTTTACTTTGTTTATATGATACTAAAGCTCTTGGAGGTTCAATACCATTTGTACTATTACTTATTTGAGCGGATGTTTCTGCAGGCATTAATGCCATAAGAGTAGAGTTTCGGATTCCAGTTTCTCTGAGTTGCTTACGCAAGTCTTTCCACGGTAATCTTTCTCTGTGCGCTATTAAATTATCTATCGCTCCCTTATAAGTATCGATAGGAAGTATTCCTTGAGAATATTTCGTATCAGTATTATATATCATTTTTCCTTTTTCAACTGCAAGGTTTGCAGAACTTTTTATTAAATAATATGACCAAGCTTCAGCATATTCATCTACTACTTCATATGCTGATTCATCATACTTAAGTCCTCTTTTAGCTAAGAAATAAGCTAAGTTAATAATACCTACACCTAAAGGTCTTCTATTTAAAGTACCTTTCATTGCTGCTGGTATAGGATAACCTTGATAATCTAATAACTCGTCTAATGCTCTTACTGTTAAATCACAGTATTTTTCAAACTCATGTGGCTCATTAATTAAACCCCAATTGATTGCTGATAAAGTACAAAGAGATATTTCTCCATCTTCATCATCTGGTCCATTTAATGGTGTGGTTGGTAAATCTATTTCACAACATAAATTACTCATTCTTATTGGAGCTCTTCTTGCTATAAATGAACTATGGTCATTTGCATGGTCGACATTCATAAGATATATTCTACCTGTATCTTTTCTTTCAGTTAAGAATGATTGAAATACTTCTAGAGCTGGTAAAGATTTCTTTCTTATACTATGAGCTCTTTCATATTTTTCATATAATTCTTTAAATTTATCTTGGTCAACAAAAAATGCTTCATATAAACCTGGTACATCATTAGGGTCAAAGAAAGTAATATTACCACCTTCAATTAACCTTTCATACATTAGCTTATTAAATTGAAAAGCATAATCCATGTGCCTAACTCTTGTTTCATCAGTACCTTTATTGTTTTTAAGTACAACTAAGTCTTCATATTCATAATGCCACAAAGGTAAATATACAGTTGCAGCACCACCTCTTACTCCTCCTTGTGAACAAGATTTTACAGCACTTTGAAAATATTTAAGAAATGGTATAAGTCCTGTATGAACAACAGAGCCATCTGCTATTTTAGCGCCTAATGCTCTTATTGAGCCTGCACCTATACCAATACCAGCTTTTTTACTTATATACCTAACAATAGAAGTAGCAGTAGCATTAATAGAATCAAGACTGTCTCCGGACTCAATGAGTACACACGAAGAAAATTGTCTAGTTGGTGTTCTAACTCCTGCCATAATCGGCGTAGGTAGCGATATATAAAATTGAGAAATTGCATCATAATAATCCTTTACATATTTTAATCTATTATCTTTATAGTTGCTAAATAAAGTCATAGCAACCATCATATACAATACTTGTGGAGTTTCGTATATTTGTTTAGTTCTTCTATCCTGGACTAAATACTTACCTCTAAACTGTTCCATACCAGCATAAGTAAATGTATCATCTCTTTCATGTTTAATATAATTACTAAGTTCTACTATTTCATCTTCAGTATATAAATTAGTAATTTCTTTATCATATACACCAAGTTCTACATTTCTTTCTATAATCATAGTAAGTGGTGGTACAGAATATTCGCCATAAGCTTCTTTTCTCATTTTATAAGAAATAAGTCTTGCAGCTACAAATTGATAATTTGGTGTTTGTTCTGATATAAGTTCAGCGGCTGATTTGATAAGTAGCTCATGAATATCATAAGCTGGAATCTTATCGTATAATTGAATATTTGCTTTAAGTTCTATTTCAGACATTGATACGCCTGATATATCTTCAATTGCCCATTCTAAAACTTTATGAACTTTTTCCAAATCAAATGCTTGGATAGAACCATCTCGCTTAGTGACATTAATTGTATTTGTTCCATTCATAATAATATATATTATATCACAAATCCTATGATTTGTAAAGGTTTATTTTACTTTATTTTCTAATTCTTCAATGCGTCTGATAAGCGCGGGATACGCATCAAACTCTTCTAATGGACAAGGTGCGTGGGAATCTCTTTCAAGCAATTCTATTCTTTTAAGTAATAGAGGATGCTTTTCAAACCACTTCTTTTCTTGTTTGATTATATCAATACCAATCTTTTCTTCAAGGTATTTATCTAATCTTAATAGCCAATTAGGTTTATAAACTTTAAGTAGTAATGATATTATCGCCTTGACAATATTTATTACTAGGCCAATCATTTTAGCCTCTTATCTCTTCTAAAGCTTCAGGGTTTTCTATTTCTATTCCAACTCCTTTGCCTTTATCTCCATTTGGCATAGTCACATCTCTATAATATATGACTACTTCACCTAATTGTTTTATGTATCTTTTAAGTTCTTGCATATCTTCAGCCATAACTTTATAGTCACCAACTGTAGTTGCTACAAATACAACTTCTCCACTATTTAATTCTTTCATTTCATCTAGGAATCTATCCAAATATGTATAGCCTTCTGGCCAATCTGGATTTTCTCTATCTTCTAAATCACATGCCTTTGGTCTTTTATCATCAACCTTTTTACATGGATTTGCAATTCTTGCTTCTGAAACAACCCACCACTTTGGTGCTGTTAATTGTACAGGACGTGGTAAGTCTGGTTGCATTATATCTATTTCAATAGGTTTAGAACTGACTTCTATTTGTTTAGTTCCCATTAAGGAACAACCACTAATTATTAGGATTAGTGAGATTGTACAAAGCTTCTGTATCATCTTCAAGACCCTCCATTACCGCTTCACTTGCGCCATTAAATCTGTTTTCTATTAATCCAGGTTTTTTAACTGCTAATAAATCTAGGTTATGCCTAGAGAATATTGCTAAATATTCAGCTTTTTCTGCTTCTATTTCAGCATTTTTTCTGCTCATGTTTTGTAAAGCCTTACCTTGTTTTTCATAACTTTCTCGTAAAGCTTCCATAGCTTCTTCTTGTTGTTCAATTGCTGCTTCTAACTTTACATTATTTTGAGTTAGTGTTTGATTCTGATTATATAAAAAGAATGTCACTAAACCTAAAGCAACAAGCAAACCCATAGTTAATTGATTCATTATGTATTCTCCTCAATATATTTTTTAATAGCTCCAATGGTCACTAAAGTTTCAGCATCTTCATCAGTAATTTCTACATCAAATGCTTCTTCAAGTTCCATAACTATTTGAACAGTATCTAATGAATCAGCTCCTAAATCTTCCATTAAGTTTTTATCATCAGTCACTGCATCTATATCTATGTCTAATTGTTCTGCAATTATTTTTTCAATCATTATTCATCCTCTATTTTATATCTTAGACCTTGCATACCTCTTATATGCACAGTTCTTTTATCATGTGTTCTAAATTTTAGTTCTTTGAAATTTGCTTTGATTATCTTACGTACGTGCTCGTACACTTGGTCGTCTTCATTGCCCCATTGAGAATCATATGAGACATGTATTGTATATCTTATTGTCCAAAAACTAGATAGCCAATACCAAAAATTTTTAAGATGATTCCAAACTTTAATAACAAAATCTTTCATATTATAATTTATCTATATCTACACCAATAACATCTAAAACTACTTTACGTAATTTTTTATCGTCAGTTTCCCAATGTTTACTGTATCTATTAAATCTTATTTTACCCATACTTACACTTAAATCTCCACCATATATATCATAACCAGCTTTTTTAAATGCTTTTTCTATATCATATCTAAGTGCACTATTTCTTAATCTTAATTCTCCTGTTCGATAGTATCTAAAATCGTTTTCATCAAAATCGTATGAATCTGTTTTAGAGTTATATCTACCTTCATCTAAATCTGTTTGGCCTTTTAGCATTTTTTTATTTCTTCTATCTAATATACGTTTAATAAATGCTTTACCTTCTTTTGTTCTACCATCATACATAGATTTTTTAACTCTATCTTTATGTTTCTTATGCTTATCTTTTGGCATCATATCAGCTGGCATTGCAACACCTCCGCCACCGACTGAATTTGCTGCAGCATCTTCCCACATTGCTTCAAATTCTTTAAAACTTCTTCTCATTATGCTACCTTTTTCTTAAATTTTTCAAGTTCTTTTTTATTAAGAGACTTTTTAGTATTATATTTTTTAGCTATTTTCTTTATTTTATCCAAATCAGCCTTAGTTAATTTTTTATTTTTTTCTAATTTTTGTATATCTTTATCAATTCTACCTTTATTGACAAAATTTATAAATTTTAATGCTGCTCTTCTGCCCATCATTGCAATAAATGCTGCGCCTAATGTCATTCCTACATAAAATATACCTTTAGCTATTTTTATAGCTACATCAATAGGAATACCAAACCAAGCTGCTATAAGAGTAGCTAATGCCGCAGCTGTTGGAATCATATATGCAAAAACTGCTATACCTCCAAACATGTTTGCCATAGCTCTTTTACTATATTGATTCCAAAATAATAATTGTATACGTGTACCAACTGGCCTAAGAAACTTTTTAAATAATCCTCTCGCTACTGGATTTTCATTTAAATCTTTTTCACTAATTAAATTATTTTCAAGTAAAAAATCTCTAATGATTTGGTCTTCTTCTAATTGTCCATATTCGTTAAATGTAATTACCGACATATATCTCCATTACTTACGTAAAGCTCCTGGTTTGTTTTAGAATGTTTCACGCTATAAATATTTATATCTTGAAACCTTCCAATTGGTGCTTGTAAATCTTCAACAACCACTCTTGTATTTTTTAATGCTATTACTTCTCCAGTTATTGGTGATGCAATATCTTCTGTTAATATATAATTACCTGGATATAAATTAGAATTCTCATCTTGATACCAAGTATTTTCAGTTAAATCATACGGGTCAATCTCTATATCTAATGCTTTTTCTAGCATTTCCATCATTTTCTCATCAGACATATTTGTATGTTCTCTAATAAGAAAAAGAGCTGCTCCATATCTTGCAACAACTGACCTTCCACCTGGTACTTTACCTATTAACCTTTTTAGATTAAATACCAATCTATGAAAAACAGTATAAGCTGCTTTTTCGTCAGGCTTTGTTCTTTGCTTAGCTCTTTTAAGAACTTTACCTTTATTATCTATTATACCAAGCGCATACGCTTTTGTTTTGCTAAACGGAGTAACGAGCAATTTCAAAAAACGAAATGCGTAAAATAAATCTCCTGCTCTTGATACAAATGACATTATAGTTCTCTTAATACCTCTACTATGTTGGGGTCCATTATTACCTCAACCTTTTCATCCTCTGGCAGATAATGAAGATATACTAAAAATGGTTTTATATATTGATAGTGATTTTCATCAATCTTAAACCACATCATCTTATTACATGCTTTTATACCAAATACATTGTAAAGAACTATTATATGATTAAGGATTAATCTTTCCTGTAATTCACCATGTTCTTCGTATCTTGTAAGCAGCCTTTTAAGATATTTAAATCTTGAAAGGTCATTTTTAAACTCTTCAACATCCGTACATTCCGGATTATTATAATTTTGAGCTGCAAATAGCTTAAAATTCTTATTATTCAACTCATCAAATATTTTCATCATATATTATATATAATATAGTTTATGGTCCGACGTCGTCTATTTCTTTTTGTGCGTCCTTTAAATTTTTAGCTTTAACAACTCCTAAAGCTGCTTTTGCAAATTTAAGTAAACTACTATCAGGTCCAGATAATTCTACATCATCTCCTCCATATTGGCTAGAACCTAATTTTTTAAGTTTAAGTCCAAACCTTTTATGAGATGGGCCACCGCCGTCTGGTCCAGTAAAAGCTTTAACAGATAATTTACCTTCTTTTACTTCTTCCTTTTCTTTCTTTTTAATTGCTTTTACTAAAGCTGGTGGAAGTTTTTTTGATTGTTTACTAGTAATTTCATCTACATCTTCATCATCTTCATTATCTAAGTTTTCAGCTTTTGCTTCATAATTTTTGTCGACGTAATTGAAAAACTCTTTTTTCTTTTCAGCATCAAGTTCGCCTATACCTTTAACACCAAACTTTTTAAGTGCCATGTTAAATACTTTTTTATAAGCTGCTTGCTTTTCTGATTCTTCATCTACTGCTTCCATTAATTCTGGAAATAGTTCTTCAATCTCGTCATCATCCATTAGGTAAGCATCTGATTTAAGAAATTTAAGAAGATTTGCTTTGGTACCACTTACGTCAGCTGTTGTTTGACCAGTATCTTTTATCTTTACCTTAAATTTCTTTTCAAGCTTTTTTGATAAATCTTTGTCTCCTACATAGTCAACATCGATTTTAGCTTCATCTAAAGTTATGGTATGTTCTTTTACGACTTTACCATCTTCATTTTCGCCAACCTTTTTGCCTTTATGCATTTTCTTAAACTCGTCTTCGCCTTGTTTAGAACCCATATTAGCATGCTTTGTTGGTTTATTTGGTTCCTCTACTTCAGAAACATTTTTTGGTTTTTCATGTACATAACCCATCTTAGACATTCTTTCGTGGTCTTCAGGCTTTTCAGCTTTATAACCTTTTCCAGTTTTAGGGTCATACATCATGTGAGGCTTAAATTCTTCAGCCTCTTTCTTAACAGCCGGCTTGCCTTCAAGTACATTTTGTACTGTTGCAGCAATGCTTTTTGTTATATCATCGTTAAATAAGTTGTTCATTTTTTTCTCCGTTAGTTATTTAAATGAATTATCATTTCCCAAGTTATAGCTGATAATAAACCAACAATTATAACCCAGAATATTTTATTTATTACATTAACCGTACTTGCATTGCTATTCACTAATTGCTCAACACGGTCTATTCTATTTATAAGACTTTGTATTTGTTCTGACTGCTGCTTATTAAATTCAGCCAGGGTCGAGATTTTTTCCTCAGCTCTCGCAAGCGCTATAATCGCCTGAGCCATTTGGTCCAACTTCTCTTCTATACGGTCTAATCTTTGTGATTGTACTGTATATACCTGTTTCATCTCTGTATTATCCATCTTTAAAGATTATCCTACATTTAAGGTTGTTATATCCCTTGATTAATCGGTGATATTCTCCTTTCGGTATATCGAATATCATACCAGGTGTTAACAAATATGGCAAACAATTTTCATATTGAAAACGCCAGCCTTCGCCTTCGAGTACTTCAACTTCACGATGTTCATTATCTCTATGCCAAACATATTCCTCATCGTCTCGATCGATAAGAAACTCACGGACTTCTCCGTCAATATCTTCTTCTTTAACAAAAGGTAGGTCTACCAAAAGTAATTACCTCCACCTTTTAATCCTAAAGACTTTGCATACCTTGGTAATCTACAAGCCCAATATCCAGCTTTCATTTTATCTTTCTTCATTTCACAGTTATGTCTTGAAGCAAAATTACGAGCTGCATCTCTATCATTTATTCTTGAAGATAAGCCGCCTTTTGCATCTCCAAAATTAATTTTTTTAACATTACCGGTACTTGGATTTTTTACATATACAACATATTTACTTGGACCTGAAGACCTTTTAGGTTTATTAAGTTCTACACTTTTACCTTGATAAACTGCTTCATCCATTTCAATCATTGGTTCTTCTAAAGGAACATGTTTTCCTTCATACAAACCAAACTTAGTTCTATATTCTTTAAAATTAACCACCGAACTCATGCCCAGCTACCCTCTTCATTTCGTTTTTATATTGTGCAAAGGAAGGTTTAGATTTATATAACTTAATAGAAATCTCATCTCTTTCTTTACCTTTAATTCTCCAGTTATAACCTTTTTCTTTATGTTCAGGTTTTGTTGTTCTTACAACTCTTCTTTTATAACCTTGTTCCCAAGTTTCGCCCTTGTACTTTCCTTCGCCTTCTAGGAATAATTTAAAACTTTTCATGATACTGCTTTTAATTTCTTTAAAGCTGCATCAGCTTGTCTTGTTAATTCATCTATTTTATCATTATAATTTTTAAGTTCTTGTTTGTGTTTTATTTGGTCTTCTTTAGACATACTTGCCAAAGCTTCTTTCATACTTTCTAATCTTAATACAGCATTTTTATATTTTTCTTGAGATAAACGTAGCTTTTTAACTTGCTTACTTGTTCTTGCCATTTGCCTTTGAAATCTTCTGTCGGCTCTTGCTTCTTTATTATATCTTCTATATAAAAACTTACTTCCTCCCCATATAGTTTTTACACTATAAACGGTTAAAAATTTAATTATATTACCTAATAGCTTTAAAAGTTTCCATAAAAATTCTGTTAGTTCAATAACAACTTGAGAAGCTACTGGACCTAATTGTTCGTCAGTTTGTTGTAATTGCTTTTCAGTTATTGCTTCCCATTCGCCGTCGTTAATTTTTTTTGTATATTCTTTAAATGATATCATCGTTTTAAATCGTACCTAAAGGAACGTCCTTTTGATTGACCAGCTTTTGTTATTTTAAACTTAGCTAATCTGGCAATCATGTTAGTAGTTTCCATATTGCCTCTTTTTAATTCTTTTTCTAATTTTGGTTTAACTTCTTTCCATATAGAATCTAATATATCTCTATCGGACATAACCAATGGAGCTTCTTCTATTTCTTTTTGAGCAACAATCATACCAACTTGATTAATCAAAGATGTAAGTACAGGTGTTGGCAACTGACTTAACATTTGTAATTGGTCTTTAGTTAAACCTTTTACATTCTTTAATTTTCTTTTCCAAGAAGATATTGCTGTCATATCTTTCTCGTTAATATGTTGCTTAAATGTTTTCATTAGTCGTCTAAGTCTACTACTCCGTCCCATTCGCCTCTTTCAATTTCTAACATATACGTATATAAAGCATCTTCAGCCTTATATAATCCTCTAAATATTCTGCTACCAGAGGTTGTCCTATTATTGAATTGAAATTTTTCATGTTCTTTGTGCAATTTTTCAAGACCTTTTATCATTTTTTTAATATTGTTTATTTCTTTTTTTCTATCAAACTGCGCGCCTTTTAGTTCTGCAGGACTTTTCTTATGATAATCTAATCTTTCAGAAATTTCTTCTTTAGGTTGAACTATATCAGTATATGTTTCTTTCCATCCTTTCATTTTTTTACCTCGGTGTTGGCTTAGATAATATATCTCTTGCCTTTGATTTATCTCGTTTTAGCATATCCATGCCTTTGTCAATATAACTTTGTAAACGGCCATAAGGCATTCTTCCCCAGGTCTGTCCGTCTTGATGAGCAAGATATTTTGCTATTCTTAATCCATCATAAGCTCCGCCATCATCACGTGTTAATCTGCCTTCATCAACATTATCTAATGGTAATGAACGTAGCCATTTTTCTATTTTCTTTTTAGTGCCATGAACTGTAAGATTGATACCTAAAACTCCGCCTTCAAAATCAGTATCTAATCCTACTCTTTTAGCAAGTTTATCAGCATGTCTTGCAGTATTTCTTGACATATTTACTAATTGAAATTTATCTTCGTTGACAGATTCTCCTTTTGCTGACCTCATAGCTGCAGCTGTTGGTGCTCCTTTTTCGCCTTTTTTCCTCATTCTTTTACCAGACTTTCTTCTCTTATGAATGTTAGCCCAAAGACCTGGACCTTTTTCTTCTAAATCAGTATCGTCTTTTATCATGTCCATTACTTTACTTATTGCGCCTGGTTTACCATCAGCAACATCTTTGTATAGTCTTAATAGTCTTTTCTTTTTTAATGGACTAAATGGTTTAAACTTTCCTTTTGCTTTATATTTAGACAACTTAACGCCACTTGTACCAATATATTCGCCTGGTCTTGTTTCATTTACTGATTCAAATAATCCAATTACTAATGGTGGTGCATTTTTAACTGATACTAATTTTGCTCCACTTACGTAAGCAATTTCATCCATAGCTTTTTTATAATTTTTACCTGGACGTTTTGCTAATCTTACTTCGTATTTTTTACCTTTTTTCTTAATGCTTTTTAAAATTGGACCCATACCATCTAAAGCTAATTCTACATCATATTCAAAGTCATCTATATTACCGTTATAATCTTCTTGTACTGATTCATTATAGTTATATTGACCAGCATCTTGTATACGTGTTAACACACCATCTCTTGAAGATAAGCTTACATGATTTCTCATACCAAATTCATCTAATGCTTTTAACATAGCTAATAAACCTTTTTCTACTTTTAGTTTACCAGGTTTTTTATGTGATACATATATTTCGTGGTCTTGCGATACTACTTGTGTTCCACCAAAAGCTTTAACAGCTTTTTCATAATCTCTTTTAAGTTCATCTACTTCAGATTGTGTAAGTCCACCGCCTCTTATAAGATTCGCGCTTTTTCCTGGTATAGCATCTTTAAGTAAATCAAGCCAATCTTTTCTATCAGATTCTCTTCCTTTTGGATGTGGTAATCTAAGAGCAAGAGAGTTAGTATTTTTAGTTATACTCCATTCTCTTCCAGTATGATTTCTTGTAATATCATTATACAAGTCAGACTTTTCAACTGTAGAAAAGCTAGTAAGACCTTTATTGATATTAACCTTTTGAGGCGTATATCTCATTTTAAGCACAGGTCCTGTTTGCCCGTTGACTCCTTGCATTTCGTTTATTTGTTTTCTTATCTTTTTAAAGTTCATTTTTATTACCTTTAGTCTAATCTACCTCTTACTATATCATCTATATTATTATCCAACCATTCATCCCATTCATCTGGGTCATCTGTTTGTATTTCATTATTATCAAAAGCCCATTGATACAAATCTTCTTCTGCATCTTGTGGCAATTCTAAATTACCTGTTTTTACAGCTTTTCTTAAAGCTGCTCCATGCTTTCTTCTTATTTTTTTCATTTCCATTTCAACTAATACATCTTCATTTACTGATTCATTAGCTAGTCTAAGAGCATTTTTAACTACTGGGTGGTCGCCTAAACCTCTTTTCATTCTTTCTATTTTTTTATAAGCGCCAGTCATATTGCCGCCCATATCCATAGCTATTTTAACAGCTTTTTGTATTAACTTATCATCTACTGCTTCGTTTAAATCTTCATCAAACATACCAGAGGACTTCATCATTTTAAGAGCATCAGCTTTAGCTCTTTTAAGATTTCTAACATTAATTTTTTCAACAGCCTTTTTAATCATTTCGTATCTTTTAGCCTTTTGAGCTTTAGTCATTGCTTCTTTAACGCTTTCTTTTGGTACGCCTTTAGGTCTAAGTAATCTTACACCTCTTCTTTTTAATTTTCTAAATAAGTTTTTAAAGAAGCCTTCGTCTAAATTATCTAATTCTTCTTTGACATAAACTGTTGCTACTCTCATTCTCATTATATGTAAACAAGCAGCCCAAACTTCTTCTCTTACCATTGTATCGCCAACACCAGCATTTTTAATATTGTCATAAGACCAGTCCATAAAGTTATCATATAATGCATCTGGGTCATCATACAACTTCTTCATTTTTTTAAGCTGGTCATTCATTCTTTGATTATCTTTAATATTTTTGCCTTTTCTGTCTCCGATTAAAGCAAAGTAATAATCACCATTTCTTACTGGATAGCCTAGTGCTAACCAAGCATCTGGTCTTGCTGAATTACTTGGATCGAAATTATTTTCTAAATAATCATCAATCTCTTCTTGACTCATTTTTGAATTATACTTTTTTTCTATAGCTTTAACATCTCGCATAGTCATAGGTTTACTTAGTGCTTCAGCTAAAAAATTTTCTCTTAGTTGTTTAAACTTCATTTTGCTGTCCTCATAGCATTTTTTGCTTCTTTTTTACTTAACCCGAATGTAGTATGCAACCATTTATATAAATCTCTTGCATCGCCTTCGACTTCCATAACATTTTTTCTTTTATCCCAATTAACTAGATACACTCCTTCTTCTTGCCAATCCGGAGCAAACTCTCTTGGGTCACCAACATCAAAATCAAGTTTAATTGACTTTATGCCTTCATTAATCTTTCTAATTTCTTTAAAGGTTTTCATTAACTACCTCTTACCTTTTTGGCTAAGTCTTTATCAGCCTTACCCCATGTTCCTGATGATTTAGTAACGAAGGAATTAACTCTTGCTAATCCCCATTGAACTGCAGTTGTTCCAGGTCTATGTCCTGTTTTCCAAGCTGCAACTCCTCTATTAAATACTTGTCTTAGTATACCAAGTGGCATACCTGATTTTTCAGCTTTTTTCTTTAATGCTGCTGTTGCTTTAGCCTCTGTGACTATATAATCTTCAAATGTTAAATATTTTGCCATTTCTCCGTACATTGCCTTATACTTTTTAGTATGTATTGATGGTTTAGTTTTAGCTCTTGCATCTCCAGGAGCTGGTTTAGTTGATTTCTTTTTAAAGTGCGCGTCTCTTTTTTGTTTAGTAGACTTAGAAAGACCAGTATGATACTTAGCTGGTTGTGAACCTTTTCTACTACCTATATCAGGGTCTTCTCTTTCTCTTTCTTTTAACTGTTCGCCTGGTGTTTGTTTTTTAAGATATTTTGTATAAGCATCTGTACCTATTTCATTATATTCTACTAATTCAACAGAATCTAGCCAATATCTTTTTTTACCTTTTTCAGATTCTACTATAACATAATTAGAACCACATACTAGTATTTCACCTATAGTATCTGATTCTTTTATATTAACAATATCACCTTCTTGAAATAATTGACCACCTACATATTCTTCTCTTCTTTGAGAAACAACTGGTAAATCAATATGTTGTCTAAATGTACTTTCTAATTTTAGACCCATGCCTTTTCTTACAGCATTAAATAAGTCCTGTACACTTGATGATAACCTAGCCGGAACTCCTTTCGCGAAATCGGCTAGGTCATTTTGTTGAGCGGCCATGCGCATTTTAGAAGCTGACATTCCAGATACATCAGCTGAATCTGGGTCTCTTTCTCCTGCGCTAACTACGTTAATAGCACCTTCGAAATTGTAAAAGCCATGTCTAGATTTAACACCGTTGTATTTGTTTAATAATATATCAAACTCTTTTACACGGTCACTACCCACAACCATTGTTAATTTTGTAAATCCTTGGTCGTACAATTTCACTGCTATATCGAGTACTGTACGAACGTCTTTATCAGACATTATATTACGTGCATGTTTAGGAAACATTTTACGTAAAAATTTTAGTTTTTCTTTAAATTTTAATGGATTGTTTTTAGCATCTTCAGAGCGAGATGCGTATATTCTGTAATTGCTTCCACGTGATATTTTTTTTACTTGGTCAAATAATTTCTCATGACCAACAGTTGGAGGGTTATACCTTCCAAACGTGAAAGTGACATCTTTTGTATTTTCAGTTAAATAATCACTGAATGATTTTATCGACATTTATATCCTCGGTTCCCATTAGCCTGGATTATCCCAGCCTTTAATAATATCTTTGCTGAAATTGTTAGTAGAAAATTCTAATCTATCTACTAATTTAACAGCTCCACCTTCCATTCGATCAATAGCCACAAAGCCTTCAACGCCGGTGACTTTAAATCCGGATTTAGTTTTTACAAACGTACCCATATTACTCAGGTCGTTTAGTTTATTTATAATAATTAATTTGCTATCTGTCACATAATTATGTAAATCAAATATTAATTTTAATTGGTCTAAGTTTTCTCTACTAAAAAACTTTAATAGTTCATCTCTTTTATCTATTTGTACTTGTTTACCTGCCTCTGAACTTCTTTTGTCGATTGCTTTGGCATATCTATCTTGTACAAACATTATTAAACCTTTAGCATGAGAAGCAGTATTTGTAATTCTTTGTCCTTCTCTTACTTTTCTATTATTGTAAATATTAATAATAAGATTAAGCTCTTTATTATCTTCTATTTCTTTTAACGATTTTGATGCAACCTTTTGAAATGTTTTACCAGCATTTGATAAGTTATGATTTAACATAGCTGTTTCAGACGCTGTTAAAGTTGCTGTTCCAGATACGTCTTTTAATGTTGCGTCATCCATCCAAACGTCTCTACTTCTTTTAAGTTTGCCTACAATATCTCTACCAAACTCAGCTTTCATTGTTTCAAATGATTTTCCACTGTATGATGTATGCCATATAATACCAACTTTAGCACGTTGTATTTCTTTTGCTAATCTACTATTAAGAGGTACAGCATACAAGATAGTATTAGGATGGAAAGTAATGTGTCCAATACCATTTATATTCTCCTTTTTTAAATCGCTTTGGTCAAACATAAAATCGCCTTGGATAACATCTTTGATGCCCAAGTTTTTTAAGTGGTCAAAAGCAAGTTTTAATTTTTTACTTAAATCACCTGATGTATCTGCATCGATATCAGCATGACTTTTGTAAACCTTTGGTGTTTTAGCGAATATACCTTTTTTTGCTACAAAGAATCTACCATCGCTAGGGTCTTCACCAGCAAAAACGGCGGGGGCTCCGTCCCATTTGACAGTAATATCTATAGGTGCTTTAGTATTACCGCTCAACATATCCCTCATTGACCTGAGCGCTAGGATAGCTTGGCGAGCCCCCTTAACTCCACCGTCTATGATAAGGTCCTCAATATGAGTCATATGAGTATTCTTACCTGCGGCTTCTGATAAGTAAGTTCTTAATGTTTTCACTTGTTCATTTCCTTTGTTTTAGCTTTTAATTTTTCTAGATGGTCAGTCCAGATTTTATAAGCTTGGGTTATATTCTTTTTCTTTTCTGGGTCTTTAGTTCTTTTAATAGCTTCTTTCGCTCTTTGTTGCATAACTAATGTAGCTTGAACTTTATGTGCGTGTGTTCTATTCGCTTTATTAATGATAGCCACTCCTTTATTAGCAGTAGCTGCATCTTTAAATCCTAGCCCATGGATTGTACCTTTAGGATTTTCATCAGTATATAAATCACTATGTTTAGAGCTGCCTTTATGTTGACCTTTTTTACGAGGTGTTCTATTTTCAGCTTCTAAAAACGTTTTAAATTTTTTCATTATTTACCTGCTTTTACAAAAGCACTTGATTCATCTAATTCAGAACCAGCATAGTTTATAAAATTTGTAATTGTTTCATCTAATTTTGTACCACCTAATTGTTCTAATTGATATGCAACCATTGTGATAGCAAATTTAGATGATATCCATTGTCCATCTTTTTGTTTTAAATTTCTTTTAAATTCATTATAAGAAACGTTATTGTAAAAATAATTAAAGTATTCATAATATTCTTTTATTGCTCTTTCATCGCCCTTTTCCATTTTTTTAGCTTGTTTTACGATGTATGCAGAATGCGGTTCTAATCCATATTTACGACCATTTCTAACTAAGAAATCATGCATTATACCCCATGATAATCCACCACCTCTTGCTTTAGTACCTTTAATTTCAGCTTTAATATTTCCAAACTGTTTATTATCTTTAAACATTAATGTTCCTGAATTAAAAATAAGTGAACCATTTTTAGCTGACCAATAAGTTCCACCTTTTGATTCTAAATCAAATGATATATATTTGTAAGTTTTAAGAAGTGATTTATCTATATTTAATTCTTTTATTGGAACATTTTTTGTCATTGGTCCTTTAAGTGATATACCAACTAACATTCTATTTAAAAAGTTTTCCAATATATCAGCATTTAATCCATCTACGCTTGTTGTATCTAATGAGTCAACATCAAATCCATCAGCAATTGCCCATACATCTCCAGGATTCCACTTATCATCTTTTAAAGGTTTTACATCCATATTTTTATATGCTCTATTTTTTAATGCATATATTCTTATCATTTCAGAACTACCACGATGTATGGTATGCCCTTTTTTAACATAACCTCTTCTAATTAATTCTTTTGATATATTGTAAGATGATAAATTCCAGTCATCTGGCATATCTTCTATTTCATCAAATGATGCATCAACTTCTGCGTCTCTATATGCGCTTTTCATTATATCTCTATTAAAAAATTCTAGTGGTTGATTATAACCATGCTCTAACATTGCATGCATCATTACAGCATTATGTACTTCGTTTCTTCTTGTTTGTTTTTCACCAGAACCTGCACCACCTACTCCGCCGCCAAATACTTTTGATTTTGCTAATTGATTAGACATATAGGTTCCATCATCAGTTTCTAATGGAAATCCTTTTTTACCATAGTGTAATGGATTCTTTTTAAAATTTGCGATATGTACTAGTGCATCATCAATATTACTTACAATAATATTTCCACCCTTTGCCAATTCTAATGGTTTTTGTTGTACGACTAATTGTCTAAGAATATCAATTCTTGCTTGGCCGGTTTTTGAATTATTTGCATCTAATTGTGCAGGTGTCAAAGCTACTGCTTCAGTAATATTTTTTGAAATAAATGATTTAAACTGCATACAACTATTTATAATAGTTTACGACTCAGTTTTCTTTTCAATATAAAATGGGTTGGGTTTAATGTCGCCATTTATAGCGACACTAATAATTTTTTCTTGGTGTAGTTTTTTTACAGTTCTTTCAGCACCTTCTCTGATACCAAGCTTCCAGCTTTGATAAGCGCATAGTGATATAATGACGCAAAAAAGAAAGTATTCCATTATCTTTCGTATACGTAGACATCAAGCCTATCCGCATGTCTAAGAGGAAGAGACTGGTCGTAAGCCCTAGGATGTTTGCCATCAGCTCTAGCATGCTTGGTACGAGGACCTCTTGCTTTAAGACAGACACGAAATTGAGTCGGACTCCCAGGCTCCGCTGTATCAGTTAATTCAGCATATCTTTTAGACCATGTATATTTTTGTCTAACATTTGCATTAATAGCTTTAACTGCTTTTCTTATAGTTTCGATTTCTAACATATCACCAGCACTACCTGTGTAAAATGTTCCTACATAACTTTTTGATTGTCTCATTAGTGTATTGGCCTCCCGCCTAGTGTTTCAAGTTCAAAGCCTTGCATATCAATACCAAGTCTTGCTTGTACTGATTCGCAAAGTTTGTACCAAGATTCGTTAATAGTTTTTGGATTGTTATCCTTAGCCCAAGCTAACTCAACTAAATCTAATTCAATATCTAGTGGTATGTTTGTAGCTAAGCACGTTACTGTTAAAATATTTTCCATTATCTGCACTCCTCCTCAAATCTTTTTTCGATAAGGTCTGCAATCACTTTATCTCTATCAGTGAAAGCAACTCTTTCATCGAATGAATCACAAAGGCCTGGTTTTGAACCGCCAAGTAATTCTATTAATATTGCCCCAGTAGACATTGCTTCGACATCCTCAGCAATTCTTTCTAGGATTGAATCATTTACTATGTTTGACATTTTTTACTCCTTATTTAATTATCTAATATGTATATTATAACATACTTTTTTGCAAATGTAAACGATTTTTGGGAAAAAAGTTGAAAATAATTTCACAACAATCACTGTTTAGAGGGCGGTTAAATTAAGGGAAAGAAAAGGGGAGCAAAAGCTCCCCCATGATATTGTCAATAATAAAGGAGTGTTATACTTCTTTTGCTATAAAAGTGTATACACCGTAAGCAAGGGCTACCCAAGCTACTATGTCAACTAAGCCACCTAGTAGTAGGTATGCTAATGATAATCCGACAATGACACCGCCGTCCCAAGACGTACGTTCTGCCCATCGGTCCATTAACCATGCTTTTGCTGTATTTAACATATCCATATAGTTTCTCCGTTAAAGTTTAAAGTCAGCAAAAGAGTCATTACTTTCTCTTTCACCAAACTTGTTAATCGGCTTATCTGGCACCATTTCAGTCATGATGTCTGATTGGGCCGATTCCTCTACATCATATAGTTTCATGCGGGAACGGTCCACACCAACTACAAATCTCTTGTATTTGGTTGGGTCGTTATATCTATTCTTCAATTGCTTTACCAATAATTGGCCTAATTCTTCAAGTTCCTCTGTTGATATAAGAGCAAACATTAAATCAGCCGTTGCTGGTAAACCAAACGATTCAGATGTATCCTCTAATCCGACATCAGTATTACTGAAACCAGACCTAGTGGTCTGAGTTGCCGACACTATTGGTACATTGAATTCTACAGCAAGACCACGCAGTTCTTCTGCTATGGCTTTGATATAGGTATAACTATTTATACTTCCACCCATGCCACGCATGCGACTTGAGGCACAAATATTTAAATAGTCAATATATATCATATCAGGCTTAAAGTTCTTTTTAAGCTTAAGCTCATTAAGTAAAGCTCTGAAATGACCTGTATGTGCTGAGCCAGTAGGATATTCTTTTACTATAAGTTTACCTACAGAGGCTTTTGCAATTTTTCCAATCTTATCATCAAATACATTTTTAGGTAATGAGTTTAAAGATTCAATTGGAAGGTTCATAAGGTTAGCATCGATTCTTTCAGCGATTCTTTCCTCAGCCATTTCCATAGTCACATACAAAACATTCTTTCCTTGATTAAGAACAGATGCTGCGCAATGACACATGAATAATGACTTACCCACACCGGTACCGGCAAGGGCAATGTTAAGTGTCTTATTAGGTAGACCACCTTTTGTTATTTTATTAAAATAATCTAAATCAAATGGTATTCTATCTTCTTTACGATTATAAAAGTCAAACCTTTCATCACTATTGTCAATATAATCGTGACCTATCTTTTGGTCAAATGATACTCCAAGAGCTTCAGATAGTATTTCAGGTATAGCACCTTCACTTCTTAATTTGTCTTTTCCATCGATGATTTGTATTGAATCCATGATAGCATTATAGACTGCTCTTTCCTTACACCATTTTTCTGCTTCAGTTATTAAATAATCAGTATCAACTTCTGATTTTTCTTTTATTTCAGTAATTAATATTTGAGCACTATTTAATATTTCTTCTGAAGCATGAACCTTTTTAAGTTCAAGTTCTAAGATTTTTGACGTTGGTAATTTATTATGTTTGCCTACAAATTGTACAATTAAATCGAATACCGTTTTATGAGTACCTTCAAAATATTCTTTTTGTAAATAAGGTACTACTCTTCTACAGAATTCTTCGTTATGTAGAAGATGATTCAGTATGTGTGTCGGTAGTTGATTCTCCATTTCCAATTCCTATTGTTGATAAATTATTTTCTTTAGCGTATTCTAAAGAATCTGTTATTATATATTGTAGTACAGCGCCTAAGTAATTTTTAAATCCTTCATCTTTATTTAGCTCATCAATATTAAATTCAGCTGGGTCAAGGATTGTATAGTTGAAACTTAAAGTTGCTATGTCAAGAGCTTCATCTTCTCTTACTCCAACTTGTCCATATACAACTGACACATTTTTCCAAGTCCCAGTTTTTAATTTAACACCATGAAAAGCGCTTGCTTCGTTTTCGACTATTGCATAGTCTTTATCGGTTATTTTATACATTACTCTGACTCTATATCTAAATCAATATCAATCATTGGTCTATGACCGATTGAATAATAAGTTTTTACAAACTCTTTAAAGTCTGTATCTTCAAAGATTGGTTCCCAAAACTTTTTCTTAAGAGTTTCTTTTTCTCTTACTTTAGGTTCTAGTATTTCGCCAGTTTTCATATCAACTGCTGCATACCAACCAACATTTGGTTTAGTGACATATCCACCAGCCATTGCTACATCAAGCAATCCACTGTATTGTTCGATACCACCTTCCCATGAAACACTAATTGGTATTTTAGATTGTTCTTTTACAAACCTTGATTTTTCTACTTTGATTATAAAATGATACCCTTGTATTTCAGTACCTTTTTTCTCTTGGCGTCTTCCAATAATCCAAATGTTATCTGCTGAGTAGTAAATACCTGTACCACCACCAACAACATCTTTTGGAAATAATCCAATCTCTTTATATGTATGGTTAACAGCAAGTAAAGGGATGTTCTTCATAGTAAGATAAGGAGTGACCATTCTGAACAGTCCCTTTAATGCTTTAGCTCTTGACATATCTGCTACAGATTTTTCGTTAAGAGCATCTTCCAACTCTTTCTTAGAGGCTAAGTTCCCAATTGAATCAATAACGACTATTACTTTATCGCCTCTTTCGATATTTTCGAGTTGTCCTACTAAATCAAACTTAAGTTGTTCGACATCAGTAATTGGTGTATGTAATACTCTACTTGTATCAATACCAAATGTTTCAAAGTAAGATTGTGGTGAACCAAACTCTGAATCATAAAAGAGCATTACAGCATCTTCATATTGCTTTAAATATGCTGCTCCCATCAGCAAAGCAAATGAAGTTTTAAAATGTTTAGATGGACCTGCTAGAACTGTAAGTCCTGAAGTAAGTCCTCCTTCAATATCGCCTGATAATGCAACATTAACCATTGGCACATCAGTAACGATTATATCTTTTTCAGCAAATAAAGCTGAGTCTGATAGAATAGCAGTATCTTTAATCTTACTATTCTTTTTTAATTTATCCATTATAGACATATTATCTTCTCCTACCGCGTGCGGTAATAAATGCATCATTCATGCGTTGTTGTTTACGAGCTCTTGAAACAGCTTCAGCTTTTTTTCTTTTTCTTTTAGCTGTAGGCTTTTCATAGAACTCTCTTTTTCGTACTTCTTGTACAATACCTGCTTTTTCACAGGCCTTTTTAAATTTTCTTAAGGCTACATCAAAAGGCATTTCTTTTGGCGGCCTTCGGTCCCTGGGATTTCTTTTCCTAGGTCTCAAATCAATACTTGGCATAGTCACTCCTATTATTTAAATTCATATAGTATATTATAACATAAAACGGTCCAATTGTAAAGGACTTTTTTCATATTCATAAGTTCTTTTTTTGTTATCTTGAACTAAGAACTTTGTTTCAATTGTTTCGAGATTACCAGCTAAATATTCTTTAACCATTCTTGCTGGATGTTCAGCTGTAGTCACTGGCACATTTTGACAAATATGATTCAATGACCTTTTAGGATTAAGTAATATAAAGTCATCTGGTAATTTCATTAAAGATAGAGCTTCTCTTACTGTTAAATATCTATCTTCATCTGGATGAGTTAAGCATGTTGGCATATGACCTACAAAAGCTCCTATTTTATCTTTAGGTACTTCAGTAGTTTTTCTCATTATATTGCCACCCGCTTTTAGTTTATGATATTGTCTATCGCATTTCTTTGCTACATTATCATATCCATTTTCACGCATCCATTTAGCAACTTCTTTATAAGTTGTTCTTTCTTCAATGTAATCCATGGGATTAGTTGTTTTTTCTATTTTCTTTTGAAACTCTTTATGCGTGATACCACCCTCTAATACTTCTAATACATATTTATAATATGGTTCTTCGGAAGGAGTTTTATCATTACACAATATTTGACTCATTGGGTCATCATCTCTTCTTTCAACTGCTCTTATATCATCAGCTATCATTGATGGCTTTTCTAATACATAATCAAATAATGGTACTTCATCTCCTTTCCAAAAGAAATAAAATGTTCTATCTCTTACTTGACTTAAACCATGTAATATTGATTTTGTTTTAAAGATACTAAATGTATA